ATGGCAGTACGGGGCAAGCTATATTTGGGTATGGTGTAGATGCAAGTTCTTTTTTGTCCATGACCAATTTGGTTTCTAATATCGGAGTAGTTGCAACGGATACTACCGGAGTTGGTACTGCGCGGGGGTCAACACTTGCCGCTGCTGGATATGGTGGCGATAAGGCTATATTTGGTTTTGGGCAAAAAGGGAGCAGCCCTTTCTACACTGCCATAACAAACTTGGTTTCTAACACTGGCGTTGTTTCCGCAGACCAAGCGGCGCTTACGGGAACCATCCGGTCTTACACTGCTGCTGCTGGCTTCTCCTTCTCATAAATCATGGCAGTCAAACTAAACTCAGAATTCAACTACCGATACCAAGTTATCGGGGAGACTCCTTGGGAGAAGATCAAGACTCTCAAGGGTTTCTTGGAAGGCCGGGTACGGGCTGCTGCGCTGGAGAAGGTAGCTGATCTGAAGCATCAAGCCTTGGTCTTGGAGATTGAACACCTCATCCGCATTGATGCTCTGCCCCATGTGATCCTAGTCAAGCAGGCTGAACTGCTGGAGCTTGAGTCTCATTTCCCCGCCCAGACAGAAGCCTTCCAATTGAACCGGGAAGAGATTGAGATGCTCAAGCGTCTCTTGGCTGAGTTGTACGAGATTGCAGAGCGCATCCCAGGCTACACCGACGAGCAGATGTTTGAAGCCAACGCAGCAAACGAGTTCACGGTCACTATCGGCAAGGACATCCAAGCCGAGATCATTGCCAACGGTAGACCGTCCCCTGCCAAGCTCCGCAATGCCATGAGCAACCCGCACACCTTTGCTGCCCTGAAGCACTGCGGCCTAATCCCGCCAGAAGCGGTGATGTTGGAGGGCAGTAACAGCGCACTGCGGATTGAGTTGAAACCAAAGGCACTGACATGAACCTACCCCAACTGCCCCCAGACAAGGCGAACCATGCGCTGTATGGAGCCTTGATCTTCAACGTCGCCTTCTTTGCTTCTCACAGCCTTGCCATTGCTTCAGGGGTAGTTGCCTTCTGCGCAGTTGCCAAAGAACTCAGTGACGCGGTAATCAACTGGCGGGCAACGGGCAAGCTTACGCAGGGACCGCACGGAGTGGAGTTCCTAGACGCTGCCGCAACGTGCTTTGGTGGCGTCCTGACGGCACTACCGCTGGTGGTCCTACACCGCTAAAATACCCCGCCAGGATCCCCGATGACCACACCGTCCTACGTCCTCACCTACGACAGCCTGTCCAGCCTCGTGCTCCAGTACCTGGAGCGCAGCGACCCGGCTGTTGTCGAATTCATTCCCACCGCCATCACCATGGCGGAGTTTGAGATCGCCCAGGAGATCAAGACGCTGGGCCAGATGGAGGTGGTGACGTCGAACATGACGGCGAGCAACCCGGTCATCGCCAAGCCGGCACGGTGGCGCAAGACGGTGTCAATGACCCTCACCACGGCGGCTGGCGCCAAGCAGCCCATCTACCTGCGCAAGCTCGAATACCTGAGTTCGTACTGGCCCGACGTCACGGCCACCGACACCCCGGTGTACTACGCCGACTACGACTACGACCACTGGTTCATCGCGCCCACGCCGGCCTCGGCGTTCGCTTTCGAGGCGCTCTGCTACACCCGCCTGCCGCCGCTGTCGTCCACCAACCAGACCAACTGGCTGACCCAGAACGCGCCCAACGCGATGCTGTTCGGCACGCTTAAGCAGACCGCGCCCTTCCTGAAAGACGACGCCCGGCTGGCGGTGTGGGCGCAGCTCTTCACCGAGGCCATGACGGCGCTCAAGTCGGAGGACGCGCTGCGCATAGGCGACCGCCAAACCGTTGCACAGGACTCCTGATGACCACCTACGTCAATCCGTTCACTGGTCAGACGATCAGCCCGTCCCAGGTCAGCTACGAGGACCTCTCCATAAGCGTCGACACGGCGCTGGAGTGGCCCATCAACGGCAACCAGGGGGACGTGGCAAGCGCCATCATCGACGTCACCGCGACCGTTGTCTCGCTCAAGCTGGAGCTGCCGCCGGCCACCCAGGTCTCGACGGGGCAGTCGGTGCTGGTGCGCAACGTCGGCGCCAACACCTTCACGGTCACCGACACCTCGGGCAACACGATCATCTCGGTGGCATCGGGCATCGCCGAGTTCATCTTCCTGACCAGCAACGCAACCATCAACGGCACCTGGGCCTCGGTGACGTTCGGTGCCGGCACCTCGGCAGCCAACGCCTCGGCGCTGGCCGGGTACGGCCTGACCCCCATCAACCTGACCCTGAACCAAGCGTACCCGGTCACGGCCCTGTTCTCCGACATCACGTTGACCACCACGAGCCGGGCGCAGTTCCTGGTGTGGAGTAGCGGGGTGGGGGCCATCACGCTGCCCCCGGCGGCCACGGTGGGCAACAACTGGTTCTGCAACATCCGCAACAACGGCACCGGTGTCCTGACACTGACGCCGCAGGGCACCGACACGATCGACGGGAACGCCTCGCAGCAGCTCCAGCTCACCGAGTCCCTGGTGATCGCGTCTAACGGCTCGACGTTCAACACGTTCGGTTACGGGCGCTCGAACACCTTCGCCTACACCCAGCTCCTGCTGGCGGTGACAGGGGGCTCCACGACCCTCTCGTCGTCTCAGGCGTCGAACACGGTCCAGGAGTACACGGGGGTCCTGACCTCAAACCAGATCATCGTGGTGCCCTCCACGGTGCAGCTCTACTCGTTCACGAACAACACCACCGGGGCCTTCACCCTGACCTTCAAGACGGCGGTGGTCGGCGGCGCCACGGTCGTGGTGGCGCAGGGCAAGACCGCGATGGCGGTCTGCGACGGCACCAACGTCTACAACGCCAACAGCACCGCCCAGGGCGTGGTGACCGGGCTGACGCTCGATGCGGGCTCCGCCGCTGCGCCGCCCTTGAACTTCATCTCGAACCTGTCCACGGGCATCTACCTGCCGGCGTCGGCGCAGATCGGGTTCACGATCGCAGGCGCCAACGCGGCCACACTCAGCGCCACCGGGTTTGCGATTCCGGTGGGCATCGGCGGGGGCACGTTTTGACACAGAAGGTCATCTCGATGACGGCCCTCCCGGGCATCCAACGGGACGGGACGTCGCTCGCCAGCACCCGGTACAACGACGGCGAGTGGGTGCGCTTCCAGCGCGGCCTGCCGCGCAAGATCGGCGGGTACACCGGCTCCTTCCTGAACGCGACCGGGATCTCGCGCGGCATGGCTATGTCCGCCGCCAACGGCCTGAACTACGTGGTCTCGGGCTACAGTGCGGGCCTGGAGCAGTGGGTCACCGACACGGACAACGGCATCGGCACGGGGCCCTACGCCTACTCCCTGAGCAACTTCACGGTCAGCGACGTGAACCTCTGGCAGTTCGACATTGGGTACGACTCGACCGGCAGCGCGACCAACAACTTGGTGGCGCACCCGGGCCAGAACCTGCTAGCCATCACGTCCACGGTGGACACGCCCGTGCTGCGCGGCGTCTTCCCGGGTACCCCAGGCAGCCTGACGATGTCCAAGGTTGGGGTGTTCACCGCAGCCGGCAGCATCAACGGCACGACCACATTCACCCTGGCGGCGCTCAACGCCCGCGTGGGCGCCGGCCAGACCATCACCGGCTCGGGCATCCCCTCGGGCACCACGGTGGTCTCGGTGACCCTGCTGGTGGTGGTCATGTCCGCCGCCGCAGTCACGACGGCTAGCATCACGGCCACGTTCGACAACAACATCGCGGTGTCGGGCGGCTGCGTGGTCCTGCACCCGTACCTGTTCGTCTACGGCAACAACGGACTGATCCAGAACTCCAGCGCCGGTGACTTCGACAACTGGGTCTCGGCGGACGCCAACGCCAACAACACGTCCACCGGCAAGATCGTCTGCGGCCTGCCCCTGCGCGGCGGCTCCTCGTCGCCCAGCGGCTTGTTCTGGTCCACCGACTCCCTCGTGCGGGTGAGCTTCGCGCCGACGTCGGCGGGAGGCCAGAACTTCTACTGGACCTACGACCTGATCAGCAGCCAGACGTCGATCATGTCGTCGAAGTCGGTGATCGAGTACGACGGCATCTTCTACTGGGCCGGCGTCGACCGGTTCCTGATGTACAACGGCGTGGTCCAAGAGATCCCGAACGACGTCAACCAAAACTACTTCTTCGACAACCTGAACTTTGCGCAGCGCCAGAAGGTCTGGGCCACCAAGATCCCCCGGTACGGTGAGATCTGGTGGTTCTACCCCAAGGGTGCCGCCACCGAGTGCACCGACGCGGTCATCTACAACGTGCGCGAGAAGACGTGGTACGACGCGGGCGAAGCGATCGGCGCCCAACGCTCCGCCGGCGTGTTCTCCGAGGTTCTGCCCAAGCCCATCTGGGCCGGCAACGTCGCCAACAGCACCGGGGACTACACGCTCTGGCAGCACGAGACGGGCACCAACGAGATCTTCCTGACCTCTGTCAACGCCATCCGCAGCTACTTCGAGACGGCCAACCTGGGTTTCCTGACCGGCACGGTGGGGGCTACCCAGAAGCCGGGCGACAACTTGTGGACGAGGATCGAGCGGGTCGAGCCGGACTTCGTGCAGACCGGGGACATGACCGTGGTGGTCACGGGCCGGGGTTACGCGGAGGACGTCAACCGAGAATCGGACCCGTTCACCTTCACGCCCAACACGCTCAAGATCGACATGCGCGAGCAACGCCGCGAGATGCGGCTGCGGTTTGAGTCAAACACCGAGAACGGGGACTACCAGACCGGCAGCGTGCTGCTGTCACTGACGACCGGCGACGTCCGCAGCACGGGTAACCCATAATGGCGGTGGTCCTGGATCCCCGCAACCTGACGTGGGATTACTGGTGCGCCAGTACGGCGGAGCAGTTCGCCCCCCAGCAGTTGGGCACCGTGCCCGAGGACAAGTGGCAGGAGTGGGGCGCCGGGTTGTCGGGCATTGGCTACTTCACCAAGTCGAGCGTGCCTGATCCGCGCGGTTTCTCAAGATGGCAGGACTGGGCGTTCGCCCTGACCGGAGCAATGACAGTATGAGCTACACCCCGGGACAGACCCTTGAGAGTTACTTGGCGGAGCAGCAGGCGGCTTTTGTACCGCAGCGCGTAGAGGCTGCCGAGGACACCATCATTGGGAGTGGTGATAGCGGTCAATACATCCCTGGTAGGGCGGCTTACGACACCGCCCTGGATACCGCTGCGGCGGAACGCGATTGGACAATGGCGCGCAATGCCGCGCGCGCACCGATCGTCAGCGAGCCGGGGTACGGGTTCCAGGACTTCTACGGCGAGGGCTCCCGCAAGACCGGCAGCAACTGGGCGGAGCTCGCCAACATCATCGGGTTCAAAGGCCCGCTGTACGAGACGTCCGGGTACACCTACGACCCCGGGACCGAGATCCAGGGCGAGGTAACGGGTGGCCGCACCCAAGAAGGGTACACACCGACAAGCGGCGCGTCCTACGAGCTCAAGCAGGCCCTGAGCGACTACGCGATCGTCCCCAAGAACGATCGGGGGGCGCCTGCCGTCGACATCTACGACAAGAGCGGCAAGCTGGTTGCATCGCAGCGCCTGGATGAGCCACCGTCCTTCTTTGACCAAGCCTTCCCGGCTGTCCTGGGTGCGCTGGCAACGGGCGGCATTGGCCTGGGCGCCGCAGGGCTGATGGGCCTGACTGCCGGCAGCATCGGCGCGGGCGCGGCGGCTGGCGCCATCGGTGGTGGCTTGAATTCAGCCATCCAGGGCGGCAATGTCCTGAAGGGCATCCTGACGGGTGGCCTGACGGGCGGTGTTGGTGCCGCGGCTGCTCCAGTCATCAACACCGCAGGCTCGGCGGCGAGCAACGCCGTCGGTGGCGGCGCGTTTGGCAACATCGCCTCGAACGCGGTCACCGGTGCCGCCAGGAGCGGCTTGAGCGCCGCCATGACGGGCAAGTCTGTAGGCGACGCCCTGATCACCGGCGGCCTGGGCGGGGCGGCCACATCTGGTGCGAATGCCCTGGTGGGCGAGACTGCAAACACCCTGGGCATCCCGCCGGCGGTGATGAAGATCCTCGGCCCCACGGCGGTCGCTGCTCTGCTGGGCAAGGACCCCACCGGCGCCGCCTTGAACGCGACTATCGGCCAGCTCACGGCGGCCATGAAGACCGGCGTTACGGGCGGTGGTGCCCCGGCCAGCACCGGCGCTGTTTCAGCTACTGGCGCTGCGCCTACCGGAAACCTGCCGGAAACCGTAGCGCGTACGGCCCCGGGTGTTTCCGAGTTGACAACATCTGGTGCCACGCCGGAAGAACTCACCAGTGACATTCAGCGCGCCGCAGCGGATGTCACCATGCCGGGCTTGGGCACCTTGAACGTAACAGCCCCCGCGACTACCGACGCAATTGCAGGTACAAGCTCGGGCATGCCGGGGCTTTCGGCCATGGACAGCCTAGAAGGGCCACCCCCAAACACCGGGCTACCCTCGTCGGTCAGCCCGCTATCCGATAGCGCAATACAATCTATATTAGCCAATAAAATACAGGAATTAGATAAACAAAATAGCGATAAGGGGATAACTTTAAGTTTTGCTGACCGGTTAAAACAACTTGATGATGTTATCGCCGCAGATCCTTATTTATCTAAATTGTTCCCAAGCGATACCCCAAACACTGGCACTGCGGCGACGGGCAGTACCGCTGCAGGCAGTACCGCTGCGGGCAGTGCCGCTGCAGGCAGTGCCGCAGATGACGATACTGCCGTTGCCGGTGGGCTACCTAGCAATCAAGTTAAATTAGAAAAAGCCACGTCATCCTATTTCACTACCGATCCGGTAACAGGTGCGCGTAATTTTAACGTTGTCATACCTGGGGGGTATGACAGCCCACCTGTGGTAGGCACGCTTTCAGATGATGGTAAAAGCGTAACACTCCCGGACGGCACTGTTAGAACATTGTCTGCGGACGATTCTGCTGCCGCTCAAGCTCAAGCGTATTCCGCTTTGCTGGGCATAGGTGAGTCGGCCAATCCTCCCTTAACTGGCGGCCAAGCTATTGTGGGGGATGGCTCTGGTTCTTCTGGGGGATTAAACTTCCCCGGGTTCACGCCCGTTTCATCCGATACGGGTCGGGGCGGTGATGGCGGGGATAGGGGTTTTTCCCTTTTGGCGCTCTCAAAAGGGGCGCTGCCGGCTCTTGATCTTTCCAAAGTGGTGTACCCCACGGAGCCCGGGCTTAAAGCTCTGTCGACGGATGCCGCGACCAACACGGCGGCCAACACGGCGACCAACACGGCCACCGATACCGCAGCTCAGACTATTGCGGATAAAGCCGCAGCAGTTGTTGACAAAGTTGCGGCGGACAAGGCCGCCGCAGACAAGGTCGCTGCTGCGACTACTGGGGGCGGTGCCGTTACCGGCGGCGGTGGTGCCGTTACCGGCGGCGGTGGCACTGTTACCGGCGGTGGCGCTCTTGGCGGTGGTGCCCTTGGCGGTGGTGCCCTTGGCGGTGGTGCCCTTGGCGGTGGTGCCCCTGGCGGTGGTGCGCCGGGCGGTGGTGCGCCGGGCGGGGGGCTGTCTATCCTTCCAGGTATTACGTCGGACACTCTCCTTGCCGGTGGCCCGGGGCTCCCTGGCCCTGGTACGGGGGGCACGGTCACCGGCCCAGGCGCAGGAGCCACCACTACCGGCCCAGGCACAGGAGCCGTCACTACCGGCCCAGGCACAGGAGCCGTCACTACCGGCCCAGGCACAGGAGCCGTCACTACCGGCCCAGGCACAGGAGTCGTCACTACCGGCCCAGGCACAGGAGACGTCACTA